GATTATGCCGTTCGTCTGAATAATGCCGTTTACAACAAGCTAATTAAGGGTGAATAACATGACAAAACTATCTTCTGCACTAAAGCTAAAAGACAGCATCCGTATCAAATCATTTGAACTTGCTGGTCATACATTTAAGGTTCGCGTTCCATTGAGCAGCGAACTTGAAGCAATTGTTAAGCGTGTTGTTGAAGTTCCGCAAGAAGAAGTGTCTGCGCGATTGACTAAGATGACTGAAGCTTTGACCAAAGATCCGGTTGAAGGCATTGAGGTTACTGCTGACGATGTAATCGTTGAGGGAAAGTCAACAAAAGAAACAGTTGTGTCGGTGCTTCAAATGGAGCGTAAGATAACCGAATATATGAAGCTGCTTGTGCCAGAAGAAGGAACTTTGCAAGATTTAACCTACGAAGAGATTGATGCTGAGTTTCCTCTTCAGGTGCAGTTTGAGATTATTGAGAAAATTTCTGAAGCAATTCAGCCCGGATACAAAGATGCAAGAAAAAACTAGTTAGGGACATTCGCTCACAAGCCCGTGCTTATATTTGGGCGCACGGTGGGTGTCCCGATAACATACCGTCAGACGATATGCGAAATATAGAGATAATGCTAAGTGATGGAATGTTGGGACCAAAAGCTTCCCTACTGGCATTGTCTGCTCTGACAACCGGCAATCTAAATTCCAAGCTTAAAAAAGAAGCTACGCCATATAAGATGGCAGACGTTTTGCCGTCTACTCACGAATACATTGTCCCGCCGTTAACGCCAGAAGAAGAAGCTGCTCAAGCGCAACGTGCGCTATTAGCTTTTGCGCAAGCCAAGCCGGGATCACCGGAAAAACTTAACCAGATGGCGGCAAAAAATGGATAAGGTAACCATTGAACTGGAAGGTTTTGCTGAACTTGAGAAACAGTTACAAGACCTTGCAGAAGGTTACCGTGCGGATTTGGTTGCGCGAAATACGCTTGTAAAAGCAGCAAAGCAAGCAATGGTTCCTGTGTGGCAAACAGCCACATCTTTGGCTGCTTATGACGTTACAAACGTAGAGAATATTCACATGAGGGATACGCTACGGATTGATGGTCGTATTCCAAATGGCAGAGATGAAATGTCAGAATATGTTAACGAAACAGATGCCGCAATTGCGGTTGTGTCGGTTAAAAAGTCTGCGGTTTCGTTAGCCAACGAATTTGGCACAGCAAAGATGGCTGCAAGACCTTTTTTAATACCTGCGCTTGAAAGTAATATCCCCAAAGTGCTGTCTATATTAAAATCGGAACTGTCAAATATTATTCCAGCGTATGCTAAAAAGTTACGCCGAAGAGGGATTAAATAATGGCTAGTCAAAACATAGCCCGTTTAGGTGTTGTACTTGGAATTGACACCGCAGAATTTACGGCTGGTGTTGATAAGGCTATTGCGGAAAACAAAAAGCTTAAGGCTTCTATTCAGCGTGAATCTAACGCTGCCGCAAAAGAGATTATTGCTCTTAAATACGCAACAGAAGATTACGGCAAAGCTGTAACCAAGGTTGAGCAGATTCAGCGCGAGATTATGGGCGGCAAGTTCCGTAATGCATCGCAGCAATTAAAAGACCAACTGTTAGCACAAGCTGCGGCTTACGACAAAGTAGCTGCATCGTCCACCAAGGCTAAAATTGCCCAGCTTGGTATGCTTGGCGCTCAAATGCCGGGGGGCCAGTTAAGCCAACAGCAGCTTGCGGCTCTTAGCTACCAAACTACTGACATTGTTACCGGTCTTGTTAGTGGTCAAAACCCATTGTTAGTTTTGATTCAGCAAGGTGGTCAGTTACGCGATCAGTTTGGTGGCGTAATGAATGTGTTCAAAGCTTTTGCATCAGTATTAACCCTAAGTAGGGTTGTGTTTGGTGGTGCTGCTGCGGCTCTTGGTGGCCTTGCTTTTGCTGCTTACAAAGGTAGCGAAGACTTTAAAGAACTTCGTAATGCGCTTGCGCTAACAAACAACGTAGCCGGTCTTACTTATGATTCTGTGCGGCGGCTTACAAGTGAATTGGCTGATGGGCTAAACCTTAGCCTTTCTAACTCCCGCGACATATTTGTTGAACTTATCAAGTCTGGAAAGTTTACATCTGATGCAATGGGTCCGGTTGCGGAAGCAATTGGTCGCGTAGCAAAACTTTCTGGTGAGTCCGCAGATATTGTTGCTAGGGATCTTATCCCGTCTTTTAACGGCTCTGCTGCATCCGCTAAAACTCTAAATGACCGGTTTAACTTCTTGACAGAAGCCCAATACCGTCAAATTGAAGCATTGGAACTTGCTGGCGAAAAGCAAAACGCAATTAAGCTGACGGCTGACTTGCTTAATAAAAGCTTAGAAAAACAATCTAAAGATTTAGAAATTGCGGAAGGATGGTGGAAGCGTACCACCCGCGCAATTTCTGACATGATTGAAAAGATCAAGCAGATTGGTGCGCCTGAGACTGACGAAGAAAAGCTTGCACGACTTGCCAAGCGTATTGAAGAGTTAACCAATCTAAATGTATTGGGTTTCAATGTGGCTGTTCCTGACGGTCCACAGCGCCAGCAGGCAATCAAAGATTATTTGGCGTTTTATCAAGAAATGATGAAAAAGCGTCAGCAGATTGAAGCTGATGCAGTCAAAGCGCAAGCTAATAAACAAGGCATTGATGATTTTGCTGCCGCAGGCGGCGAAAAAAAGCGCCAAGAAATTATTGCGTCAACACGCAAAACTTACGCTGACTTAGAGTTTCAGCGTAAAGTAGCCAACGCAAAAGAATTTGAAAGAATTGAATTAGAGGGCGAAAAGAAAAAACAAGAAGCTATTTTAGAGTTTGATCGTCAAAACGAACTTACTCGCGGCAAAATGGTGACAGAATTGCGGGGTCAGTTAAATGCCAAGCTTGCTGCTATTGAGTACGAAACCCAGCAAAAGATTCTTGAAGTGTCTCGTCAGGCTGCGGAAGAGGTTCGTAAAGAACAGCAAAACCGTGCGGATGGAATTGCTACTGAACGTGAAAAGCTACAAATCTACGAAGACAATTTGTTAATTAGTAAGGCTGATTATCAGATTGCGCTAAATCGTTTAAAAGCGGAGCAAGAAATTGCCAAGATAATGGCAAACAGCAAGCTTACGCCGCAAGCTAAAGAAGAAGCCATTGCCCGTGAGCGTGAAATGCAACGCCAAGGTGATGAGGTTGCCCGTCTTGGTGAAAAGCTTGAGCATTTGCGTGACGTTAACAATGCTGTGTTTAGAAACATGGAAAACGCGGTTACGCAGTTTGTTCAGACTGGCAAGTTTGCATTTAAAGATTTTGCCGGTTCTGTCATTAGAGACATTCTTGCTATTTATATGAAGTCTCAATTGTTGCAAATGTTTAATATTGGCAAATCAGCATTAGGTGGACTGTTTGGCGGCTCATCAAATGTTGGCGGTAGTTACATGGGTCCAGCCGTTTCTACCGTGGGCTTTGCTGCTGACGGTGGTTTTATTGACGGCCCAACTATTGTTGGTGAGCAAGGGCCAGAATTGTTTATTCCGCGCACGGCTGGAACCGTAGTTCCTAATCAGCAAATGAACAATTTTCAGCAGCAACCGCAAATTGTGTACAACGGCCCATATATTCAAAATATGTCGGCTATTGATACTCAATCTGCAACTCAGTTTCTTGCGCGAAACAAAGAAGCCGTTTATTCCGCAAACCTTTCTGCCAGCCGGTCTTTACCCGTAAGTAGGTGATTAAATGAGTTTGAATCAAATATTAGCGGTTAGCGAATCGGTTGAAATTAATGATCAACGATTTATTGGTCAAAACATTAGCCGAAATCAACGTATCACAACTAGTGAGCAATTAACTGTTGTGCCGTTTCAGTTTACGTTAAAGCCAATGAATTATTTACTGTATTCTGAAAATCGTGATTTGCTTGCTACGTTGCGTTATTACGATAGAGCATTAACTCAATATCTTAATTTTGGTGCTACCGGCTGGAAAAGTTATATCAAATATCAAGGTGCAATGTCTGTAAGTCAAATTGCAGCTTGTCAATGGCAAACAAGTTCAGCAAACAAAACTCTTGTTCTTGGCTCATTGCCAGCTATAAGTTCGTCAGCTTTTATTGTTAAAGCTGGTGATTTTTGTCAGGTTGGACTTTATACATATATTGCAACTCAAGATGTTGTTAGAGGCGCTTCTTCTACAGTAAACATTCCTGTTCATAGAAACCTTATTGAAGCTGTTACTGCTCCATTAAATGCTGTTATTGGAGAGTATGGAACAACCGTTAGCATGGGTGGCTCATCTTATACTGGGGTTACTTTTCCGGTAATTTTGCGTGATTATCCAACCTACCAATTAGTGCCAATGAAAGACGATTCTTTTATTGCTTGGTCAGGCGCATTTAAAGCTTTTGAAGCGGTGGAACAATGAACGTCATAGCGCCAGTAGATAACACAAACAATATTCGTTATGCAGATTTTGTGCGTGTCACAACTCGCAGAAAAACAAATGCAGGCAGTTTTGTTGTTGGGCAACAATATACAATTTTCTTTTCTGGTAATACAGACTGGATTTCTATTGGTGCTTCATCTAATTCCGCTGGAACTGTATTTACGGCTATTGCCGCTGGAACCGGAACTGGCGTTGCAACTCAAGAGTTGATTTACAGGTTTAGTACAGCGCCAGCCCCATTGACAATACCTGCGGTTGATAGTCAACCATTTTCAGGAATGGGTCAGCTTATTCAAATTGGAGAAGCTGTCAGAGATATAAAAAGCACCGCAAACGAAACGTCTTTCACCCTTGTAGGAATTGATACGTCATTGCTTGGTTGGGTTCTTAGCCAAGACATTAAAGGATCAAAAATAGAAGCTTGGCATGGATTTTTTGATGTAAATGGCGCACTTATTACAACTGGTGGCGCTGGCGGTCTTTATAAATTTTTTACAGGGTACATAAATTCTTTTGCTATTTCAGAGCAATGGATGGAAGAAGTTCGCTCATATATTGGAGTTGTAACGGTTAACGCATCTTCAATTCAGCTTATTTTGCAAAACAGATTTGCTGGAAGGTATACCAACGATAACTCATGGCAATTTTTTAATCCCGGCGATACAAGTATGAACCGTGTGTCGTTTATTTCTACAATCAATTATCAATTTGGCAAAACAACATGATAAGACAAGCAACAAAATACGATAAAAAACAAATTATAGAAATGATGAAAAGCTTTCGAGAAGAAAGCAAAATAGAACAATTAAAACAGTTAGATAATGAGCCGTATTGGAATCGGTTGTTAGATAGTATTTTTGCCGGTCAAGGTGTTGTGTTTATTAAAGACAATGTTGGCTTAATTATGGGTGTTGTAATGCCAACAATTTGGTGCAACAAAACATTTGTTATGCATGAGTTTGCGTGGTGGGTAAAAAAAGAACATAGAACTGGAACAACAGCTTACAGATTAGTTAAAGAATACATAAAATACGGAAACCAACTAAAAGAACAAAGAAGAATTATTTTTTTTACATTAAGTAAGTTAGCAATAACACCAGAATTAAATTACACAAAATTAGGCTTTGAAAAATTAGACGAAAACTGGATTCAATAATGTTTGCAAAAATACTTGTTCTGCTAACTGTTGTAACTCTTGTTGATCCGGTTTATGCGGTTGGCGCAACTATTGCAACTTATTTTGCGTTAACAGGTTTTACTTATTACGCAACTGCGTTTGCTATAAATATGGTGGTATCTGCCATCATATCAAAAGCATTTTTTACGCCTAATCAACCAAATACTGGCGACTCTGCACAAAACCCCGGCAATCGTCAGCAAATCCCTCCAGCTACAGATAACAAACTACCTGTTGTATATGGTCAAGCATGGCTTGGCGGGACAATTGTTGACCTTTCTATTAGTTCCAACAATCAAGAAATTTATTATGTAATTGCTCTTTGCGAAGTTACTGGAAACGGAAGCGACACAATTACTTTTGGTGATGTGTATTGGGGCGGCAAAAAGTGTGTGTTTGCAAGCGGCACATCTCCAAATGTAACTGCATTAATTGATGAATCTACTGGTGTAAGCGATTCATCTGTTAACGGAAAACTTCAAATTTTCTTGTATCCAAACGGATCTTTTAGTACGCCTGCTCGCGGAACCGATAGTGCAATAGGTGTTATGCAAACGTCTGGTCTTATTTATAAGTGGGACAGCACTAAAACAATGACCAATACGGCATTTGCAATTGTTCATTTAAGTTATAACACAGATGCTGGTATTACCGGACTTCAACAAACTAAATTTAAAGTTACTAATAGCCGGTCAGCGCCGGGAGATTGTTTTTTAGATTATTTGACAAATGAAGTATATGGCGCTGGTATTGATATTTCTCAAATTAATACAGCATCATTAACCGCGTTAAACAATTATTCTAATCAATCATTTGCTTATACAAATTCAAGCGGAAACCCTGCTACGCAAGTACGTTTTAGATTTGATGGTGTAATTGACACAAACCAAAACGTAATGAACAACATACAAGACATGGCATCTTGTTGCGATTGTCTTGTTAAGTACAATGAAATTACTGGAACTTGGGGTGTTGTAGTTCAAAGCACATCTTATAGCATTGCTATGGCTTTGGACGATTCCAATATTGTTTCAACAATTCAAATTTCGCCAAGTGATCTTGCAAGTTCTTATAACATCATAGAAACAAAATTTCCTGATTCTGGAAATCAAGATGCTTTTAATGTTGCAACATTTGATTTGCAACAAGTTGCCCCGCAGCTTTTGTTTATTAATGAGCCAGTAAACAAAGAAACAGTCACTTTGCCATTGGTTAACAATGACGTAAGAGCGCAATATCTTGCAACCCGTATGCTTAAAAAATCGCGGGATGATTTGCAAGTGTCTCTTACTATTGACTACAAAGGAATTCAATTAGAAGCTGGTGATGTTGTTACTGTTACCAGTCCTAATTATGGATGGACTGCAAAAGAATTTCAGGTAATTAAAGTAACTGAAAGTTTTGCTAGTGATGGATCAGTTACAGCAAAACTTATGTTATCAGAGTTTAATGCGGCAGTTTATAACGATGTAAGTATTACTCAATTTCAACCTTCTCCAAACACAGGAATTCCAGATGCGTTGGTTTTTGGAACATTAACAGCGCCAGTTGTTGGCACTCAATATCCAACAAACTTAAATCCATTTTTCTTGGTTGAAATCCAAACAAGTCCGCAAGGAATTGTTCAATATGCAGAACTTTGGTATTCAGCATTTAGTAACCCATCGTCTAGTCAGCTTATTTTTGCAGGAACAACTGAAATTAAACCGGGAGGGAATCCTTATGATCCCGGTGAAATAATGCCAGCAATTTCATTGGCATCTGTACCTGCTGGAACATGGTATTTCTTTAGTCGAATGGTTAATAGCCTTGGCACTTCATCTTTTAGTCCAGCAAGTTTTGCATTTACTTGGAGGCCAACTACTTTCCAATATACCGAAAGGTATTTGTCAGTTGCTTACGCAGATAATGCAACAGGAACAAGCAATTTTAGTTTTAGTCCTACAAATCGTTCATATTACGGTTTGTACAATACAGCTTTATCTAGCGTTAGTTCAAACCCAGCCAATTACACTTGGTATCTTGCAGATCCAACTTTTGGAACAAACATATTTTTAGCATACGCTAATCGTGGAAGTAGACGCTTTAGTTTTGATACTGGTTTTGCTGATTATGCTGCTGGAACGGGCGCTTTTGTTCCAACTCAAGCATCTATATTTGATCTAAGAGTGTGGTCTGCTTTGCCTAATGGTACAAATATAATTGATTTAGATCAGGCAACTGGTCAGGTTTTAACTACAGGAACTACAACCGTTGGAACTGGCGAAATTCAAGTTACTAACAATTCTGATGGAAAAGTTGTTGCTTCTCTTAAGCAGTATCTTGATTTTGGTTCCGGTATTTATCAAAAAACTGTTACGTCTGCGGCTCAAATAACAATTGATGTTTATGGTCGTGTTATTGGTTTTGAAGAACCAGATGCATTTTATATAACAATTGCAACATTTACCGCGACAAGTGGACAAACTGTTTTTAATGTAACCCGTGCATCTAATTACATTTCTGGGCAATGCTTGGTGTTTTCAAATGGGACTCTTGCGGACACAAGCGAATACACCGACACGGGTGGATCAACCGGAACAGTAACATTTGGAATTGGTCGTTCTGTTGGTGACATAGTAACAATTATTTCGTTTAGGTCTGTTAATGCAACTACTGGAATTTACGCAACATTTACAAGAAATACTGCAACTCTTACAAATGCTTCGTCTTACACCCCATCTGGATTTAGCATAACAAGTGGATATGAACTGTTGTTTATTAATGGCACAGTTATGTCTGAGTTTGATTACGATATTGTTGGTGGTAATGTTACAAATTTTCCAAGTGTTACAAACGGACTGTTAACTTTTATTCAATGGACACCAAACAATTTAAGCACTCCAACTGGTGATATTGTTAACTCACTAATTAATGCAGTTGTTGGGCAAACTTCATATACTTTTGGGTATGCGTCAGGAGCATTTAATTTGTATGGAAATGGAGTGTTATTAGTTGACGGTTTAGACTATACTAGTGTTAGTGGTGGTTATGTGTTAACAAATACACCAACAACTTCAGCTTATACGCTTTTGCAGCAAACTTTTTCTAGAACGGGGGCAGCATGACAGCCGCATTTAATTTAAGCCAGCTTGCTAACAATTTAAACACATCTGGTCAGCTTGATGCTACTGATGGATTAACAGGGTCGGTTCCTATTGCTAACGGAGGAACAGGGTCAAATACCGCTGCCGGTGCGCGATCAAACCTTGGAACCAATGATGCGGCAAATATCACAACTGGAACAATTTCAACTGCGCGTTTAGGTTCAGGAACAGCAAATTCAACCACGTTTTTGCGTGGAGATAATACTTGGGCTACTGCTGGCGGCACTCCATCTACAACAGATGTGTTAAATGCTTATGCTGGCGCAAGTGCTGGTGCTATTGGAACATATGCGTTTGCAGCGGCCGGCAGTTCTAGTATTAGTTTTGGAGGAACTGTTTCGGGAAGTTCAATTCGGCCAACTAGTGGTGTACGTGGATTGGTAAGTCCCGGTGGTGGCGAAGCATCTTTTACCATTGACGGTTCTCAATCAGGCACTTGGAGATGTATGGGAAGTTATACCCCATCTGTCAATACAAACAGTTGGGCGTTTTTTGGCGCAAGTTTGTTTCTTCGCATTTCATAAGGAATAACTCATGTTCACAATCGAATACGTTAAAGAATTGAAGTGGTGTAACGCCGAACACACAGTGTTTGAGTGCATAGTTAAGTACGCCGAATTCAACGAGGAACACCCGGCAGGTATCAACGCCACGGACCCATACGGTCACATTCAAGAAATTTGGACAAAGGGTGTTGCTGGCGAGTATGGACCAATTGCTGAATATGTTCCTCCAGCCCCTCCCGGCCCTCCAAGTGCAGAACAAAACAAATTAACAGCGGAACATTTTTTAGCCGAAACAGATTGGACGGCCACAGAAAGTATTTCCAACCCTGCTGTGTCTAATCCGTATTTAATGAATCAAGCAGACTTTTTAGCATATCGTTCTGCTGTTCGTGAAATTGCTGTAAATCCAGTTGCGGGTAATATTGTTTGGCCTGTTAAACCAAATGAACAATGGAGTTCATAATTGATTTATCCGGGTTCAACTCCTGAATTTCGTTTTTTGCAAAAAGAAAATGGAACATTTGTTTTGCAGCTTAGGTATGTAAACATTTCGGTTGGTTACATAAGCAAATGGCAAGATGTTCCTGTTGTAAAAGAGGATCAACAAGAATAAAATTACAAAAACATAACACGACATAAAGCGGCTGTTGGCAAGTGTGCGAGCAGCTTAACCAAGTAAAGGGGCTTTTATGGCGGTCTTTTCTAAGAATTCGCTCACGCAGGTGAGTGGCTTCGACAATCCTATTATTGCTGGCGAACTAGTTTGGGATCAGCAAACCTATTGGAACCTTGAGATTACCACCGGCTCACCTGCGACCGCAGTTAACTTGACCGGCGCAACTATTGACGCGCAGATCATTCGCAGAAATGTTACCGACATTCAAGACACGCGAAATGGGTTAACTTTTAACATTAGCAATTACACTCCTACACCTCCCGCAATTCCGTTAACCATATCTAATCGTGTCGATTCCACGGGAAGATTTACTGTAACGATTGATGCCGGGGCTTGGGGTATTATGTCTTCAGATCCGCAATTAAATATTGCGGCGCAAAATTGCGTTGGATATTCTGGTCGTATTAAGGTTAGTTTCCCTGCTGCGGGTGGTAATCCTGCTAACGATTACATCGTGTTCTTGTTCTTCTTGGTCCGTTCTGACGGCATAGTGGTGGAATAACATGGGAATCAATGTAACCGTTGTTGACCAAAACAATGTGTCGCTCAATGTTGTACCACCGGCACGAAACACAATCACAATTGACCGTGGGCTGATTGGTCCTGTTGGACCACCCGGACCAAATGAGATTGGCGGCTATCCAATAAATCTTACGACACCACAAAATTACGATGCTTTAATGTTTGTTTCAAATCAATGGACAAACATTCCCCAAACCGAAATTTCTGATGGAGGAAATTTCTGATGGCTTATGACTGGGCTTCTTTTTAATAAGGATTTATCATGGCAAATACCATTCGTATTAAACGCCGCGCCGCCGGTGGTGGTTCAGGCGCACCAACTACGTTAGCTAACGCTGAACTGGCGTTTAACGAAGACACGAACGTTCTGTACTACGGTACGGGTACAGGCGGTGTTGGCGGTTCCGCAACCGCAGTAATTCCCATTGCGGGTTCCGGTGCTTATGTAGACCTGTCAACCGCACAGACAATTGGCGGTGCTAAGACGTTTACGGACACCATTGTTGGTTCAATTACCGGCAATGCTGGTACGGCAACCAAGTGGGCTACCGCACGAAATTTGTCGCTGACCGGTGACGGTACGGCTACCCTATCGTCTGTTGACGGTTCTGCTGACGTATCCGGTGCTTTGACGCTGGCTACGGTTAACAGCAACGTGGGTACATTTACCAAACTGACCGTAAATGGTAAAGGTCTTGTAACTGCCGCATCTGCGGCTGTATTGGCTGACTTGGGCGCAACGACCGCCGATTTCAGCATGAACAACTACAAGATCACAAACCTTGCAAATCCTGTCAGCGACCAAGATGCGGCAACCAAGTATTACGTTGATTCTGTAGCCCAAGGTCTTGACGTTAAGGCATCGGTTATTGCGGCTACAACCGGAAACATTACGCTGTCAGGCGCACAGACAATTGACGGCGTGTCGATTGTTGCTGGCGACCGTGTGCTTGTTAAGAATCAATCCGCACCTGCCGAAAACGGTATTTACGTTGCCGCTACCGGCGCATGGGCGCGTTCTGCTGACGCAAACACTTGGGACGAACTGCGTTCTGCGTTTACGTTTGTTGAGCAAGGCTCTACGTTGGCTGACACGGGTTGGGTATGTACGGTTAATGCTGGCGGCACACTTGGAACTACTGCGGTTACTTGGTCCCAATTTAGCGGTGCTGGCTCTTATGTTGCCGGTACTGGCTTAACGCTTTCCGGTAACGAATTCAGTATTACTAACACGGCTGTTGCGGCTGGTTCGTATGGTTCCGCATCGCAGGTTGCTACGTTTACGGTAAATGCTCAAGGGCAATTGACTGCGGCGGCTTCGACCACTATTGCTATTGCCAACACGCAAGTTTCTGGTCTTGGCACTATGTCAACGCAAAACGCTAACAACGTAGCAATTACAGGTGGTTCAATTATCAACCTAACTACGTTTGACGGAATTACGATTGACGGCGGTACGTTCTAATTATTAACCCAGCTATATAGCAATAGGGAAAGCCAAATGGCAAATAAAATCATTCTGAAGAAATCTTCGGTTGTTGGCAAGGAACCATTACCAGCCGATTTAGAGGTAGGCGAATTAGCGGTAAACCTTGCTGACAAAAAACTGTATTCTAAAGATGCTTCAGGAACGGTTATTTCTGTTGGTGGTGGTAGCGGATCGGGTGACGTAGTTGGTCCCGCATCCGCAACCGATAATGCTATTACGCGGTACGATGGAACGACCGGCAAGCTAATACAAAATTCAACGGTTACGCTTAGTGACGTTGGTGACATAGCAAACGTCAACAGCGTGGTGTTTGACACCACACCCGGAACATTGCCAACTACTGAAGGTGCAATGTATTGGGATGCAGACAAAGGTGCGGTTGCCTATGTCATGCAAGGTGGTGATATAACGCAAGAAATTGGCGAAAGCCAATACATTTACATTAAGGCATCCGCAAACATTACCAAAGGTCAGGTTGTAATGTTTACGGGCGCGGTTGGCGGTAGCGGCACACCAACCGGTGCGCCTGCAAGTGGCGTTACAGACGGCACTTACATTATGGGTATTGCCGCCGAAGACATTACAAGCGGCACAAATGGATTTGTTCAGACATTTGGTGTGTTAAAGCCGGTTGACACAACTGGTTTTGCTACCGGAACAATTCTTTGGTACGACCCTGCCGTTGCCGGTGGTCTAACGTCAACCAAGCCTTCCGCACCTAACATTAAGGTTCAAGTTGCGGCTGTTACCGCAGGTAATAGTTCAGGCGGCGCGTTGATTGTTCGCGTTACCGCAGGTTCAGAACTTGGCGCAACTGATTCAAATGTGCTGTTTGGCAGTCTTGCAAGCGGCAACTTGCTGGTCTACAACGCAACTGCGGGTTATTGGGTTAACGCAAATTTAACTGCTGGCACAGGCATTTCCGTTACTAACGGTGCTGGATCGGTGTCAATTGCTAACACCGGCGTTACTTCGTTTAGTGCGGGTACGACCGGTCTTACGCCCAGCACAGGCACAACCGGTGCGGTAACTCTTGGTGGTACTTTGGCTGTTGCTAACGGCGGTACGGGCGCAACTGACGCGGCTGGCGCACTTTCCAACTTAGGTGCTTATGCGGCATCTAACCCATCAGGTTATGTAAATACTGCTGGGGCAAGGTCCGCACTTAGCTTTACTGCGGGAAGCGGTGCTTACAACTCAACCACCGGCGTAATTACAATTCCAACAAATACTAACCAGTTAACTAACGGTGCTGGATTTACAACAAACACAGGAACAGTTACTTCGGTTAGCGGTACTGGAACTGTTGCGGGAATTTCTTTATCAGGAACAGTTACAACTTCCGGTTCGTTATCACTTGGCGGTACGTTTGCATTGCCAAACGGTCAAGTGACCGGGAAAATGATTTATGACAGCTTTACAGCAACTGCATCTCAAACTACATTTACGCCAAGCAATACATATACATCCGGAAAAATTGAAGGATATGCAAACGGAATAAAAATGGTTAACGGTTCTGATGTAACAGTTACAAGTGGCACTAGTGTAGTTTTTGCTGCTGGACTTGGCGCTGGGACAACAGTTGATTTAGTTTATCCAATTTAATATTTTGAGGTTAGAAATGGAGCCGGTTGTTCATTTAGCGCAGTCAGATAATGCCCATATCGACAAAAGGTTTGATGAGGTTATGGACGTACTACAAAAAATGAACGGGGCGTTTGCTACTAACCCAGATGGATCTGTCGATTATGCTGGTCATCGCCGTTATCACGAAGAAATGATTGCTGCGGCAAAAGCGCAAACAGAGTTTTGGCGTGAATTAAGATTGGACATTGCCAAAAAAGGCTTGTGGGGTTTATTAATAATTGTTGTTGGCTTGGTTATGGTTGGTATTTCCGCAAAACTTGGCATAGCGAGTAAGTAATGGATTGGCTACTTAAAATTGCCCCAACTGTTGCTAGTTTGCTTGGCGGTCCATTATCTGGGCTTGCTGTTGATGCTGTTGGCTCTGCGCTTGGCCTTAAAGACGCAACCAAAGAAAAGATTACTGAAGTGCTGCAAAGCGGCACAATGACTCCAGATCAGATTGCGGCTATCAAACAAGCCGAAATGAATCTGAAGGTAAAGCTTAAGGAACTGGATATTAAGCTTGAAGAAATAGCTGCACAGGACCGTCATAGCGCACGGCTTATGCAGATTGAAAACCGGTCATGGATTCCCGCTGTGCTGTCTGTATTAACCGTTGGCGGGTTCTTTTACCTTCTTTGGGGTGCGGCATCTGGGCATTTTAAGCTGGAAGGCTCCGACATTATGATGCTGTTGCTGGGCGTTCTTGCCCGTGAGACAGCCGGTGTTTATGCCTACTGGCTGGGTTCGTCATCTGGCAGCGCACAAAAGACGGAAATGCTAAAAAAATGATTGATTGGTCTAAATATCCAAATTTCACCGCAAATGAAATGAAATGTCAGCATTGCGGTGCGGATGGTATTAAGCCCAAACTTATGGATAAGCTTCAGGCGCTCCGCACAGAGTACGGGAAGCCCATGAGGATCACCAGCGCCTATAGATGCCCCCAGCACCCCATAGAAGCGTCTAAGAGCGTCCCCGGCGCTCATGCCTTGGGGTTGGCTGCGGATATAGGGGTTCAGGGCGCGGAAGCCCATAAGGTATTAGAATTGGCCCTAAAGCATGGCTTTAGCGGCATTGGCGTACAACAAAAAGGTAGTGGCAGATTCATCCATGTGGATGTTGCCACTACCGAATTACCACGCCCTACTGTCTGGTCTTACTGATTTCTTCTTTGTTGTCTCCTCCTGTGGTTCATTTCCCCCGGCCTAAAAACCGGGGGTTTTTTTGAGCGTAAGGAAAAGAAATCTTTACAACATTTGGCTCAATGCCAAGCTTCTTAATTTCCCGGTGAACCCTAGCAATTGTTTTGGCTACGTCAGTAGCAAAAGACGGTTTGTATTTCCACTTGGGGTCTTTCCAGCTTGCTTTTGATTTCCACTCAACTTTTGTCTTCATATTTTTCCTTTTTAATGTCGTGTCGTATAACTAAAAATAGCATTGCAATCATAAAAAATACAAACCACGCACAACTTTGAGCAAGTTTGGCTTCAATCATATTGCTCCCCTTTCCTTTGTAGTAATTACAATCGGAACAACTTCTGCCTTGCCTTGCCAGAACTTATCGTTATCAAGCCATTCTTGCGCTTGCTTACGGGTTCTAAAAGTAATAATCCTATAAGCTTCAAAATAAGGCAAATTATGCACGGGGAAATTTACAAACTTGCCCCGCTTCAGCTTAATACCCCAAGCTTCTGTGCGTGTCACGGCAATATCCTTTTTATGTAATCAGAAATTGTTCGTGGCGTTGTGTTGTGGTTTAGCTTTTCTCTTATGTTTTGACATTCCAACATAATGTCAGTGGCTAATTTGTAAACTTCTTTATCGTTTCCGCTTGGTGCTGATGCAGCCTGCATCTTACGAGCAAGGTTTCCAACAATTACAACGCTAGTAGCGTAGCCGTTATCTGCAATTTTCATGTATCACCTCAAAAAGGAACGTCATCATCCATTTCAGCAAATGTCTTTGCTGGCTGTTGCTGAACTTCTGGTTCACGATGTTCTGGCTCTTTACGATCACCGGCAAATTGCAAATTAGCAATTCGCGCTTTAAGCGACACGCCTTGGCCGCCATCTTTTTTGGTGTACGTTTCAACGTGCAGGTCTTCAAGCTGGACCATAATAAGGCTACCCTTGTGTAGATAAGGCGCAAGCTTTTCCACACGGTCACCAAACATAGCTGCGTTAACCCATTGCGTTGGCGTATTTCCATCTGATCCTTTGCGCCCGTAGTTGTATGCCAGCGATAGATCTAGGATGGGTTTGTTGTCGTTAGTAAAACGTACAACGGGTTCATTACCAATTCGTGCCAATCCAATTGTCAACATATCAAACTCCTGTGGTTAGTTTTTCAAACATTTCTTCTATTTCAACTAAAAACACTTTTGCATCACGTTCTGCCTGAAAAATTTCTTCATCAGTTGGAACAAATTTGCGAAGCAAAAGCTTTTGGTTATCAGGCAGTCGTGGATCGAAAGCCGCAAACCAAACTGGTATGCCACCCATACAGGCAGACTGAAGCACCATCTGATCAATGTGATCATCAGGAACCCATAGTTTATCTTCCTGTGCAGAAAGCAGCCATGACACCATAGTTGAACTGCTGGGGCATTTAATCTCTATCAAAGCACGTTCTTCTTCGATGTATCCATCTGGTGATGCGCCGCACATATCAATGTGTGGATGATCAATAAATGGCAAGTCTTTAATGGTCCAGCCAGTCACATACTGAATGTGTTCTTTGGCTACAGGTTCTTGATCAATGCCCCATTGCATCTCTTGCGTGACATATTTTGGGACAATGTTTCCTGTTAGGCGCTCACAAAGAATTTCGATTTTTAGCTTGCGCCGTTCAGAAGCTTCTCTTGGTGGTTCATCTTTTTTGGCTTTGAGGAAAGCACGGGCCGCAGACAGCCGGGAAGCAGTAAGCTTACCCGTGCGGTCATTGAACCATGCACCCGTGCCTTGTAGTTTGTTAGCTTCTCTCATTAATCTACTCCGTAATATTTAATAATTGCCATCCAAACTTCTTGACCATCGTCATTAAGCTGCTTGGTCACTGAATACAAGCTGGGCTGTCTCATGTAATCCATGCGGTCAATTTCTTCCGCAGCTTTTCGTTTTGCTTCTTCTTGGGTTTCGCCGTAAATACGGGTGTAGTACGCGCTCATTTGGATAACTCCTGTTTACGAACTGAAAACATTTCTTTTGTGCTGTTTTTTTCTTCTGCGGTCAAACCAGCCCACAAGATTTGTAATGCAGCTAATGTCTCCGCACCAGCAATCAATGGTGCTAACTCTTCAATAGATTTGTTGGGCCGCATATTAGGTGATTGTTTTGCTTTTACTTCGTGCGTTTGAGCATCAGCATCATTGTCGCCTTCTGTGGGGATAGCAAATGCTTGTAAACAAGCATATTTGTAAGCCGCTGACATTGCCTTGTTAGTTGCTTTGTCACCAGAATCCATTGCTTCACCAAAAGTTCTAATGGTGTGTTTGCTTCCATCTTCAGCGGAAACCAAATCAAATTCTGCTTCAACAGTTACATAAAAAAGAGCAGTTCCTTTTGCGTTAATACGCTCTTCGCATACTCTTGAAACCATTCGCGGCAAAATACATAAATAATGTTTGGCAAGAAGTGGAGATAGTGTGTTGTAAACAGCATCAATTCCACGAAAATTAAAATTTTGCATTGTGTTTTTTGAATCTTTTGCAATGCCAATTTTTGATAGTGAATCTTGTACCGCATTAATTGCTTGATAAACTTTCATCGTGTGATCTCCTGTACTGTGATTTCATAAAAAAGCCCATCTTTTGCCTGAACGATTAATCGTTTCATGCCGCTACGGTAAGAACCGTCTGGATTAAGGTCCATGCGTACCTTTCCAGCACCCGCAATAAGCCCCTCTGGATCGTTTCTGGGGCTATTTAGAGCGTTGGATATGCACTTGGCAATGTAGCCCGGAATGGGCATGGGCAGCGTTTCAAACTGCGGGGTGAGATTGTTCATAAAACTACGAAAATCCATTTGCTTCTCCTTTTTAATCCGGTCATGGAGTGGTCAGACCGTTTGTTAATAGTACAGGATCTAAGTTAACTGTCAACTGGCTCAAAAAGTGACCTTGCAGAAAGAAAAGTTAAGGTGCAGAAAGGCTAAGTTATGGGAAATGCCGATTTGACACCGGGGGGGGGTTGACAGGTGGTCAAAATTCCTATCTAATTTGCCTTGTCAGCGGTGTGGCAACCGTTGGAACCAATACACGGTAGGTACGCAAGCCCCTATAAGTCTAGGGCGTGTGTGGACTTGAAGTTGATGGGATTACCTACCGTTCCATTGGTTTCAATGCTGCTCATGCCAAGAGCCACGCTCTAGTCTTATGGGGGCTTTTTTATTTGCCGCTGACTGCACGGTAATAGGGAAGGGTCAACCAGCCGAACGAACCGTGTAGAAGGGCGCAAGAAAGACCGACAGGCGCAACCGTGGGTGCTAGATGTCAGAGCGGGTCGGGGCGGGAAACCGTGTGTGCAAATACAGTCTGACAGATGATTCTGAGCGGTTTGGAAACTCAGGGTGAAGCACGATCCTTCGTCTTAAACCGGGTGGGGGGTCGTCTGTCCTAAACGGTCGAAAATCTAGGGTGAAGGATGTATCTAAGATGTTTAAAGTAACTAAAGAATGGATGGAGAAATACAAAAGTCCAACAGGTGGATGGATTGCAGTACAGCTTAAACAATTAGATGAACATTACCCATAACGATGTAAAAGAAAATTAAATGGCAAACGAAACAACTGCATACGTTAGACAAAAAGCAATAGAGTTAACCGGCAAACGATACTGCACACATTGCCAAACAGAACAAGATTCAAAAGGCGGTTCTTACAAGATACTAAACAACGGAAAGCATCAAAGATGGCAATGCTCAAAATGCACCGCAAAAAAAATTGCGAGGTTACATGGACATACTGACACCTCGCGGATTGCAAACTCTTGAAGACGAACATAAAGCTGCGCGGATCTGGACTGGTCATTATCCTGCGTATCAATATGTAATGACACCGAAAGAGGAACCTGCTGTAGTTGATGCGGTTCTAGTAAAAGACAAAATAGTTGTGGCGGTGGTTGAAACCAAATGCCGTTATGACATGACAATTCAAGACCTAATGTCGCACCGCAATGGTGAATGGCTAGTCACTCACGAAAAACTTCTTAAAGCCAGACAGGTTGGTTTAGGTCTTGGCGTTCCTCTTGTTGGATTTCTTTATATGGTTCAAGACAAAGTTTTGCTTGTGCAAAAACTTACTGATACCGATGGAAATTTTGTTGTTGAGATGAGATTAGAGGAAACCACTACACAACAGACTGTTAATGGTGGTATTGTTACTAGGAGCAACGCATTTATCAAAATGCACAACGCAAGTGTTTACGCATAGGATAAGACATGAACAAATTAGAAGTGGCAGATTTAATAGAACAAATTCCGCAATATCTAACCCCCGATGAATTCTTGGTGGCGCTGGCTACTAAGGCGGCTGAGGTGGAGCGTGAAGCGTGTGCGAAGGTGTTGGAAGGTATTAGCAACGCACCGGACATGCAGGCATACGCCAATGCAATCCGAGCAAGGGGTGAGAAATGAACAACCGAATCCGAGAACTTTGGGATAGAGCAGCAGAATCTGCAGCAGCCTATCCAAGTGGGCAGAATAACTCTTGGCAAACTCAAGTTGACTTTATGGATAAGTTCGCCGAGTTGATTGTCAGGGAATGTGCTGACATTGCCAAGCACCATGTGATGAATATATCAACTTATGCTGATGCTGAATTTGTTGAGGAACAGATTCGAGAACATTTCGGAGTTGAAGAATGAAACACTACATCATTTATCATTGGTATTTCTTACAGTGGTTGATCGCTGACGGTAATGCTAACTCAATGCCCGTGATGGTGCGAAAATGAATACACAACCTGAAGCGTTACGGCTGGCTGACGAACTAGATTCGACTTGCCCATACTTCAACGCCAAACAAGCCGCCGCAGAGTTACGCCGATTGCATGAGGTGAATCAGATGTTGGTGGAAGCGTTAGAAATCACCGTCCCATACTTGCCTGCTAAAACAGCAACACTAAGCGAGGTTGAGGACGCTATAGCCAAAGCAAAGGAGCAAGCATGAGTGGAGGTCGTTTTGATTATAAGCAGTATGTAATCATGGAAATTGCTGACCAAATTGAATACTTGATTAGCAACAACGAAGGCATGGAAGAAGATGAGTGGAACCAAGGCCCACGATTTACGCCAGAAACAATCGAGCAATTCAAAAAAGGAGCACGTCTTTTAAGAGAAGCATTTATCTATGCACATCGGATTGATTGGCTAGTTTGTATTGATACCATCGAGAAACTAATTTCCGAAGGAAAGTTAATCTTAAAGTGAAAACAATTTGTTGGTTTTCGTGCGGGGCGGCGTCTGCTGTCGCTACCAAACTTGCGTTATTAGATGGGCCAGCCGAGATTGTTTATTGCCATGTTCAAGAAGAACACCCAGATAACTTGCGGTTCAAAGCAGATTGCGAAAAGTGGTTTGGTCAAGAAATAAAAGTTGTCCGCAACGAAAAATACAACGGCAGTATTTACGAAGTATTTGAAAAAAACAAATACATCGTTGGCGTAGCTGGTGCGCCATGCACAAGATTGCTGAAAAAAGAACTGCGGAAACAATACGAAAGGCCCGGAGACAGGCAGGTGTTTGGTTACACGGTAGAAGAACAAGACCGCGTAGACCGCTTTATAGATGCAAACAATGACGTAAATCTTTGGTCGATACTTATCGACAAGGGATTAACAAAACAAGATTGTTTGGCAATACTTGATAGGGCCGGAATAGAACTTCCTGCAATGTATAAACTTGGCTACCAGAATAACAATTGCATTGGTTGTGTAAAAGGTGGGCTTGGTTATTGGAACAAAATTCGGCAAGACTTCCCAGAACAGTTTCAGCGCATGGCAGATATGGAGCGTAAGATAAACGCCAAAATTCTCAAACATAATGGCGAGCGTATTTGGCTAACCGAACTTCCGCCTGATGCTGGTGATTACCCAACAGAAAAAGCAATAGAGTGCGGAATCTTTTGTCACATGGCAGAGAGCGACTTAAATGCCTAAATCCCCGACTCAACTCTCACTAGAGAAACTTCGTGCGGACGGCTACTTAGCAGAAGTTGTGGAGCGATTTGTTCCGGGGGCGAATATACGCAAAGACCTGTGGGGATGGGTGGATATTGATACCATCGAGAAACTAATCTCAGAAGGAAAGTTAATCTTAAAGTGAAAGTAGAGATAGGGATGGAGAACCAAATTATCGCTGAGTTCTACCAACCCCGCCGGTATATCAAAGACTTTACTATTTAAGGAGCAAGCATGAGTGATTTGAGAAAGGCAGCAGAGATGGCGTTGGATGCGTTAAACGAAGTCACGGGCTGGCAATGGAGTGGCCCAATGCGGGTTATGGATGAGGTTGAAGACGTTATCCAAGCACTACGCACCGCACTAGCGCAACCAGAGCAAGAACCTGTGTCTGGTAAAGGTAAAGAGTTTTCAGAGCAATTAAAACTCTGTGCTCGGAATGTGGCTTTTGCTGCGTCAGGTCACGTTGATATGAGTTCAGCGGCTATGCAAGAAATGTTTGCGCTGATCGACCACGTTTGCACAACGATTGATTCACCACCGGCACTAGCGCAGCCGGAACAAGACTATGAAGTAACGCACAACGACGACGGGACTTTTAGTGTTAGTTTGCCTGAAGGTGATGAACTTCGGATTGTTCCACCAAAGCAGCCGGAACAAGAGCCTGACATGAAAAAGTTAAAAGTAACCTTGGTTGACCGCCCTGTTGACGTCGAGTTGGCGCAGTACAAACGCA